TTGGACAAGTCCCATGCTGTAGCCATAGCTCATATTTACTCCTCGTCGCCCCAAGCCTTGAGCACGTCCTTGAGTTCCTTCTTGGCGGCAGGTGCTGGCGTTTCGGCCTTGGCAGATGCACGTTTAGTTGGCTCAGCGATTTCCTCTTCAGGCTGTTGAGCAGTTTCGGATTTAGCGGCAGGTTTGGCAGCAGGTGCAGCCAGTGCTGTACGGCCCGACATGTCCGCTTGGTATGGAGTCATGACGACCATCTTCTGCACTTCAGGCTTGCCGCTCAAGTCTTTGGTCACGTCATACTCGCCCTTGTTGATGTGGCGCACGGGTGTGAACAACACCGACTGGTTGTCGTTCTCTTCGTTGAAGCTGATCTGCGTCACAACGTAGTCCAAGCTCTTGCCGTTGTTGGCGAGGTACTTGGCATAGTTCTCGAAGGGGTAGTTGTTGTCACCCACAGCGTCACCGAACAAGGACTTGGAGGCCAAGTTGATCTGGTACACCTCACCTTGCAGTGCTGTGCCAAAGTCTTCTTCCAACACCAGAGCGAGTCGGCGACTGTAGCGGCAAGCCTTGGAGTTGCCCATGCCGGAGCCCTTGATGTTTTGTGGGCAGTTGTCGCAGCGGTCGGCTTGAGGGTTTTCAGACTTGGCGTCAGGGGTCTGACCGTCATTGCTGAAGCAGTCAGGTGCTGTTGGCTCGGCGTCAGGAGTCCATTGCTTCATGTAGAAGATACGACCCACATTGGGGGACGCATTCACAACGATAGCGTTGAGGCTACCTTTGATCTTGCCCATCTCCTCTTTGCCGACAACCTTGCGGAAGATGCCGTTTTTGGGGACGATGCGCTTGACACCGCTGCTGCCAGCGGTTTGCTTGGTCAGTGCGCTGACACCTGCCTGTTGCAGAAAGTCGGGGAGGTCTTGGTTGATGATGGTGAGGTTGCTCATTTTTCAGGATTCCTTAGAACGTCTAACGATTACGGTGTATTCGTTCTCCACGTTGAGACCAGCGGGGAGAACATCGGGATTCTCGGAAAGGAATTCTTTCATGTGTGTCTGATGAATTCGCTTTTCCAACAGGCCAAACGCATCGTGCTCTTTGATAGCGCGATACATCGAATCCCAATCATTCGTCCAGTACCGTGATTTAACTGAACGTATGATCGTGCCATGTGGGGTCTTGATGCTGTCAGCGTTGAAGTGTTTGCACACATCAAGCATTTCGCTGGACAGTACCTGCATTTGCTCTTCGAGTTGTTTGTCTTGGGCCTCAAACTGCTGCTTGAGGGCAGATCGCTTGTCGCGTATCTTGATGTACACCTCAGTCATTTTGTCGAGGGTAGGGTTGGAGGACGGGTCCTCCTGAACGACTTCGTTCAAGTCCATTTGATGCTCCTTTTTCTAACAGTATACCAACATGCTTGACAATGTCAAGCGCCTCTGAAAATTATTCTGAAAAAATTTCTTGCTTGTACAAGTTGATGACTTCGCTGTGGTTGGCAATGTTATTGCGCAGTAGCGAGTACATTTTGGTTTCGACCGGACTACCACTGACGTGCACGATGGTCATGGCGTTTTTCTGGCCGGGGCGGTCGATACGAGCGTTGGCTTGCAGATAGGTCTCCACACTGGTTACGGGTGCGTACCAGATAATCGTGTCGGCGGCTGTGAGCGTGAGCCCGTGTGATGCCGCTTGTGGCTGAATGATGAGCACCTTGATATTGTCCGTCTCCTGAAAATCCTTGACGATTTCAGATCGACGGTTGACAGGCACAGCACCGTTGATCACATCGCATGTGATAGCGGCCTTCGTCAGGTGTTTCTTCAGTAGGTCTATGGTGTGGGAAAACGGCACGAACACTAGGACCTTGTGGCTGGTTTCGTCAATGACTTCCTGCACCACGTTCAGGCGGTTACTCACATCAAAGTCCACGACCTCGCCCGTGTCGGTGTAGATAGAGCCGCATGCAATCTGCAACAGCTTGTTGATCTTGACGGCTGCGTTGACTGCGGAGATTTCCTCACCTGCGGCCTCGATCAGCATTTCACTCTTGAGCAGCTTGTAAAAAGCCTTTTGCTGTGTGGTCATGGGTGCGTCACGGTCAACGAACGTGAGTGGCGGCAGGTCGATACAGTCCTTCTTCTCAAACCGAATTGCTGGCTGCAAAATAGAGTGCACGATGTGCTTGGCGTGTGGCTTCTGTACCCAGCGGTACATGCCATATTTGTCCATGACTTGATCACGGAAGTGTGAGAAAAACCTTGGTACTGACTTGGGGTTGACCAGCTTGGCCAGACCATAAGCATCCACGGGGGACTGCGCGGCGGGTGTGCCGGTGAGCATCCACAAGCCTTTGACGTGAGTGTTGACCTCGTGCAGGTCTTTCCATCGTGAGGTGCGCGGGTTTTTGTAGGCCGAGGCTTCATCGACAACGATGAGGTCAAAGCCCCCGGCGATAAGCTCCTTCTTCAGAATGCCTACGCCGTCAAAGTTGGTGATGACAAACTCAGACCCACGATTGACCAGCTCTTTACGCCGCTGAGCGTTGGTGTGGTGGGCCACGGTAACTGTGCGGTGCACAGCAAATTTGAACAGGTCAACTTGCCATGCCGCTTTCATAATAGACAGTGGGCACACAACCAACACACGGCGCACTGCGCCGATAGTCATGAGGTAGTCCACTGCCCAAATCACTGATGCCGTCTTGCCGGTGCCCTGTTCGTTGAAACAGAACGCCTTGCGCTGACCCACTAAAAATTCTGCTGTAGTCTTCTGATGGTCGAATGGCTCAAACCCGTGGGGGCGTGGCCACTCATATTCTGATAGGTTCATTTTCTTCCTTCTGTTTCAATCTAACGCACATTGTGTTCTGATTGATTTCCATTTTCCCAGCTTCTGTAAGTCGGGTGTGTAGGGGGTCAACTTCTTGTTCGCCAACGGAGCCGTCAAGTAGCTCGTACCACGGTATCCACCCACGTCCGTACCGCAGTAGCCAGACTTGCTCGTCCGTCATTTCTTCTTCCGTTCCTTTGTGCTCGTCTCCGAGACTACCTTGTGGTTAGAGCCGCGCTTGAATGAACGGTTGGCTGATGGGGATTGCAGTTTGACGCCGTCTTTGTTGGACCCACCTCTAGATAGCGCCTTGACGTGAGCAACATCTTTGCCCTCGCGCTTGTCAGCACGTCCGTCCTTGTTGCGGTCTGCACTCTTGTTGTCAATTGCCTCTCGGGCGCGTTGTCTTTCAAGCCGTTCATCGGCTTCTCCTCTTCCAATTTGTTGCTGGTACTCTTTTTTGTACGGGCGGGGTTTATTTACGTAGGGCATGCTCAACTCCTGTTGTATTCGCACTGCTTCACTGAGCAAAATTTGCACAGTGGGCCACTGATGGGATTCCACACGCCATTATCCAAGGCTGCTTCAATACGGGCAACATCTGCCGCTGGCTTTTTGATGTAGTCGGCGATCTTGTCCCGTGTGTGGTCAGCTTTGACAAACTCTTTACTTACCACGAACACCAGCGCCGACTTGACTCGGTTGATCTTTGGGTACTTGGCGAAGATGCCCGTGGCAACCAAGTCCAACTGCTTGGTGTCGGCATACCGTGCACTCTTGCTGGTCTTGTAGTCCACAGAGTGGGCAACGCCTTTCTCCTCGTTGAGAATCACCAAGTCAGCGATGCCGCGCCACCATACGTTCGGGGCGTCAAACTCGGTCGGTTGCAACTCACGGGTCAGGCCCAGCTTCTCTTCACATAGGCGGTCGCCGGGGATGCGCTTGAGCATATCGAGCACAGGCTCCATGTAGGCAAACTTCTCAGGGATTGGTTTGCCGTCACGCACGTTGTCCTCGGCGGCGGTGTGCACCTCCTTGCCGTACAGCGTGGCTTGGGTGTCGGGCTCTTTAATGTCCTTCGCCACCTTGGTGTGGTAATACTTCTTCGGACACTGCTGGAATGTCTTCAGGCTACTGAATGACCAAACTACTTTATTCATCTACTTGCTCCAAAAGTTTTTTCTTCATACGCTCGGCAAGCCAAAGCACCGTACCGCCATCAGCGTAGGTTGAGGCAAAGTATTCTTCGCCATCTTTGTCATACCCTATGATCACAAACCCTTCTAGTTTGCCCTTGCTGTTCTCAAGCACCATGTCGGGGTCCAAGTCGTACTTGGTAACCCCCGTGAACGGAATCACTTTCCCCATTAACAATCTCCATAGCTTGCGCCGTAACCCGACTCACAGTTCAGGGGTAAGTCGGGTGCCCATTGTGGGCGCAGTTTCATGCACAGCTCGACGTATTCCTGTGCCCGTTCAACTTCTGGCGTAGGTACAACAGCGCAGATCGCGTCGTGTACGGTCATCGCCACTTTGTATTTCTTCGCCACCATCAGCAGTTGGTCGCCAATGACGATTCGTGCAAGGGCTTGGCAGACGTTCTCGATCACCTTACCGCCGTAGATTCGGTTGGGTACGGTGACTTTCCACTTGCGGGTGTCATACACGAACTCAGCCTTCCACTTGCCATTCACCTCGTGCTCGACCATGCGCAGGTTCTGGTACTTGAGGTACAGGCCGTTGGGCAACAGGATGCCGTCAGTGCCATGCACCTTGAGCACCCCATCACGTCCAAACTCAGTGTGCTGGCCACCAATGATTGCGCCTAGTACAGATTGAGCAGTCCTCCACAGCTCGGGAATCTTTGGGTACGTCTCGCGGTACGTGTTGATGATGCGCTGGGCTTCTTCAAGGTCTACATCAACCCCAAAATTCTTGAGTTGGGCTTTGAACTTTGCCGCACCCATGCCGTAGCCAGCACCGAGAATCGTGGTCTTGCCCACAAAGCGTTCACGCTCGTCAGCCTTGGTGATGGTGCGCCCGTAGATCGCCGAGGCCATGATGCAGTACACGTCCTCCCCACGATCAAATGCAGCAACCAAATCGTTCTGCCCTGCCAGCCATGCCAGCGTACGCGCTTCAATCTGTGAGGAGTCCGAGTCGATCACACTGTAGCCGGTTGGGGCGATGATCGCTTTCTTCAGTGCCGACTTACGTGGCAGGTTTTGCAAGTTCAGCTTGTCATCGCCACCCCAGCGCCCGGTGTGGGCTGCATAGTAACGTAGGGGCACGGGCAGACTGCCTCGCTCGGCAATACCGATAAACCGTTCAGTCCGTGTCTCCTCAAGCGTAGACTTGACGCCTAGCCGCGCAGCTACGATAGCTTGCACCGCTGGGTTCTCGTGCTCCAACAGCGCCTTGAAGTCCTCGTCGCTCTTAGCGAAGGCGTAAGTCGTCTTGCCCGTGGTGGGGCTCACCTTGGTTGGGGGCTCTACCCCCAAAGTGCGTAAAAGATCGGCCAGCTTGGGGTTGCTCATCAAGTCTTCTTTGCTGTGCTCGATGGTCACCAGCAGTGCATCTTTCGTGTCCCGCACCGCCTTCAGGTGTTCTTCCAAGATGCTCTTGTCCAACTGCAACACTGGCTCGGTGAACATCTTGATGGTCACGTCAATCAGCTTCAA